ATTTTAGTAGATCCTATAACTCAATCCGAGAAATCCTTAGGTTACCCAACACGCTTATCATCTGCATTAATGTCTATTGCAAAACATCAAGCTTTAGATAAACCAAACTATACTATCAAAGAGTATATTAAAGAAATCGAAACCAAATTTAACAACTTAACAAATTCTGTCTCAGTATGAGTAAATTAGAACCTAGAATGGGTAATATCATTCTAAAAGCCCTTAACACCGAAGAAATGACAATCGGTAACATTATTATCCCTGATGTTGGAAACGAAAAAGCACTTATGGCTGAAATTGTAGCCGTATCAGATGTTTATAATTTCCACAGAGGTGAATTCATCCCAACTGACTTAAAAGTAGGTCAAAAAGTTGTATTACCACCAATGGGGGCGCAAAAAATTAAAATTGATAACGTTGAATACCTTATCACATCACAAGAAAATTGTTTATCAAACATTGTAGACTAATCATGACAGAAACATCATTCGGAACCGAATTAAAGAGCCAACTATTAGAAGGAGTTACAAAACTTAATAATAGTGTATCATCTACCTTAGGACCAGCAGGTAGAACAGTATTAATTAAAGATGAATTTGGAAAACTAACCATTACTAAAGATGGGGTATCAGTAGCCAAAGCATTTAAAGAACTTGAAAATCAAGTTGAATCTACTGGAATGGAAGCAGTTAGAGAAGTAGCTATCAAAACTGGAAGAATATCTGGAGATGGTACAACAACATCAACAGTTTTAGCAACAGCTATCTTAAGCGAAGGTATCAAATCAATTAAAGCAGGACAAAACCCAGTTGAAATTAAAAAAGGTATTGATGCCGCAGTTGAAGAATTAAAAGAAGCTCTAACAAGCATGACTGAAGACATTTCAGATAACCAACAAATCAAAGAAGTTGCTACTATCTCAGGTAATAACGACGAAGAAATTGGAAACTTAATTGCTACTGCTTTAGAAAAAGTAGGTAGAGATGGAGTTGTAGCTATCGAAGAATCTAAATCAGGTGAAACATCTTTAGAGATTGTTGAAGGTATGCAATTTGAAAGAGGTTACAAATCACCTTATTTTGTAACTGATAACAATACTATGTCAGCTACATTAGACAATCCTTACATCTTAATTTTTAATGGTCGTATTGCAAACACCAACGAATTAATCAATTCTCTAACATTAGCCAACACTGAAACACGTTCACTATTAATTGTCGCAGAAGACATCGATGGTGAAGCTTTAGCAATGACTATCGTAAATAAAATGCGTGGTATTGTAAATGTAGTTGCAGTAAAAGCACCAGATTTTGGAGATCGTAGAACAATGGCATTAGAAGATTTAGCTACTATTACAGGTGGTCAAGTTATTACTAAAGATAAAGGTCATAAACTAGACAAATTTGACATCCCAACTTTAAAACAATTATTAGGTTCAGCTCGTACAGTAACAGTTACTAAAGACAAAACCACTATTGTAGATGGTAAAGGTGAAGAAACTGCTATTACAGCTAGAGCAGAAGAAATTAAAGTTCAATTAGATGCTGCTACTTCAAATTTTGAAAAAGAAAAATTACAAGAAAGATTAGGTAAACTAATTGGTGGTGTTGCTATTGTGAATGTAGGTGGTAACAGTGAATTGGAAATTAAAGAGAAAAAAGATAGAGTAGAAGATGCTTTATTTGCTACAAAAGCAGCTCTTGAAGAAGGTATTGTAATTGGTGGTGGTACTGCCTTATTATATGCTAGAAAATCAATTACATTTGAAGGATCAAATGATTTCATTACAGGTAAGAAAATTGTTTATAGAGCCGCAGCTGCCCCATTCCAAAAAATCTTAACTAACGCTGGTCATGATTTATCTGAAACCCAATATTTAGGTTCTAAATTAGCGGATTCAAGTGATGATTTTTGGACAGGGTTAAATTATAGAGATTTAACTGAAATCAACTTCAAAGAGGCTGGTATTATTGATCCTAAAAAAGTAACTCGTATTGCTTTAGAAAACGCAGCATCAGTTGCAGGAGTTTTATTGACAACTGAATCAGTTGTTTTTGAGAAAAAAGAAGAAGTACAAGAAGCAAACCCTATGCAAGGGATGATGTAATAAATTAGGAGGGGCGAAAGCCCCTTCATATATTCAATCTATGTTCAATAAAAAACACACTTTATTTACCGAAAAATATAGACCTGATACTCTAGAAGGATACATTGGTAATGATGATTTTAAATCTTCTTTACAACAATGGATTGATTCTAATGATATCCCTCACTTACTACTTTGTGGTGGTGCAGGAACAGGTAAAACAACTGCAGCTAAATTAATAGTGAACAATATCAATTGTGACTCACTATACATTAACTGTTCTGATGAAAATGGTATTGATACTATTAGAGATAAGGTAAAATCATTTGCTTCTGCTGCTAGTTTTAAACCACAAAAAGTGGTTGTAATGGATGAAGCTGATTTCTTAACTATCAACGCACAAGCTGCTCTTCGTAATGTAATCGAAACATTCAGTTTAAATACACGTTTTATTTTCACTTGTAATTATATTGAACGTATAATTGATCCTATTCAGTCTAGAACTGTAGTATTTGAATTAACTCCTCCATCTATGCAGGATGTGGCATTCAAATGTGTTGAAATTCTAAAATTAGAAGAAGTAACATATACTAAAGCTGATCTAGTAAGAATTGTTAAACAAACATACCCTGATATTAGAAAAACCTTAAATCTATTACAATCTTCAATTAAAAATGGAGAATTAGAACAAAGTAGAGAGGTTACAAATCTTAACCAAACATCTGATAAGATTTTAGCACTATTGGGAACTAAAAATGTTAAAAACTTTAACACTATAAGACAAATAGTTGCTGATTCTAACATTAGAGATTACAATGAACTTTACAGAGTACTATTTGAAAGAGCAGATGAATACACTGATTCAGCTATAGCTACACTTATAATAGCAGATTACCAATATAAATCATTAATGGCCCCAGATAAAGAAATAACTTTTATGGCCGCAATATCAAAATTAATAACAACCAAATAAATAAAAAATGGACATTAACCCACAATTAAGTTTAGACATTAAAAAAACAACTCCAATTTTAACTGCTGCTGGTGGTAAAATTTGGCACCAAGGATACATTTTGAGAAAAGTATCTAAATTCGTAACAGGTACACCTGAAGATAACGTTTTACCAATCCAAGTATTTTATGATCCTGAGACAGGAGAAATTTTAAAAGAAGGATTACCTGAAGAATTAAAATTCATAATCGAAGATGCCTCAAATTAAATCAGTTTTTGATTGGGTAAAGCAAATGCAATATGACAAATCACCATGGTCCTCGTTTTCGAACGAGGAGCATGATATTTTCAGTAACTTTATGGTTAATAAGATTATATCAATGGACCCCAAACATATTGAAATAGTTGCTGAAATACAAGAATTCCCTATACCAAAGGAAAAGTTATACCAATTTTATTGCCAAGTTTTACCCAAACAAAAATCGTTTTCAAAGTATATTAAACCCACTAAAGCTATTTACAATAATGAAGTACTAGGCCTACTAGCTTCTTATTTTAAAATTAGCACTAGAGAAATTACAGATTACTGTAGTATTATTACTAAACAAGATGTTATAGAGATATTATTACAAACAGGAACAACTGATAAAGAAATTAAAAAGTTATTAAAATGAGTGATACAATCTCAAAATTCGAAGAAATGACCAAAAACGCAGACGTAAAACCCATTTTCAAAATAAGTAGTTTAGATGATAAACCTTATCCTTATAAATCTGAAATAGTTAACAAATTAGAAAAAGAATATCCTATTATTGCTAATGAGTTTCAAGAAATAATGGTAGCACAATATGAATTATTTGCTCAAAAAATGTTATCATATGGGATGGGGAACATCTCAATGGGTTCTAATTTAGAAACTAAAGATGAAGTTAAATTTTCACTTACTTCAATCTGGATTAGAATGAATGATAAGATGAATAGATTAAAAAATCTAGTGTTATTAGGTAACAAAAACCCACTAGATAACGAACCAACCATGGATTCATGGATTGATTTAACTAACTACGGTGTAATAGCTCAGATAGTTAGTAAAGGTAAATGGAAAAAATAGGTAATGAAAAATAAAGTAACCCCTAAAATACTCAAAGACATAAAATCCGTAGTGATTCCCGAAGTACAATATGGGTTCCAAAAGTCTATATCTTACTCACAATTGAGTATATTCTCTAGCTGTCCTCACAGATGGGGATTAAACTATAGAGACGGACATAAAGTATACTTACCTAGCATACATGCGGTGTTTGGTACCGCCTTACATACAACCCTTCAGCAATATCTAACGGCATTTTACGATGTAAGTGTAGCAGCGGCTGACAGATTAGACTTGAATACTATACTTAAAGAATCGCTGAGAGTTGAATACCAAAACACCTACAAAAAGAATAAAAATGTTCATTTTAGTGATGCTGCCGAATTAGCTGAGTTCTATGATGATGGGGTTAATATTATTAAATACATTAAGGCTAAAAAATCTAAGTACTTCTCTAAAAGAGGATGGCATTTAGTTGGTGTAGAGGTACCTTTAAATTTACAACCAAACAAATCAATCCCAAATGTAAGATTTATTGGATACCTGGATTTAGTTTTGTATCATGAGGATACAAATACAATTAAAATTATTGATATCAAAACCTCTACAAGAGGTTGGGGTGATAAGGATAAAAAAGACGAGGTAAAGCAAACCCAATTAATTCTATACAAAAAATTATTTGCTGAACAATACAACTTCCCAGTTGATAATATTGATGTTGAATTTTTTATTACTCGTAGAAAAATATTTGAAGAAGGTGATTATCCTCAAAAACGTATCCAAGAATTTATCCCGGCATCAGGTAAAGTTAAATTGAATAAAGCCGGGCAATTATTAGATAGTTTCTTATTAGAAGCATTTAATAGTGATGGAGGATACAAACCTACTGATTTTGAAAAACGTCCTAGTAAACACAACTGTCATTTTTGTCCTTATAAAGATAACTCTGATTTATGTGACCAGAATGAAAAACCTAAAACAACGTTCGCATTCTTCCAACCTACTTAGATATTTATATATAACAATATAAATAAATAAAACAAATTATGTCACAAAACCAACAACTAACAAGTGTAAAAGTAGATAAAGATATCTTCGAAGCATTTAAAATCGAATGTGTAAAAACCAAATTTTCACTTCAAAAATTAGCAGAACGAGGTATGCATTTATACCTTACAAATGAAGAATTTAGAAAAAACATTCATAATCATATGGATCTAGATCTAAACAAATAAAATAAAAACAATCGTTATAAAATAAAATTTATGTCAAAAGAAGGTTATTTACCACCAGAACAGAGAAAAACTATACTTTTCCTTTGTGATGATCTTAGAATGCACTCGGGCATCGCAACAATGGCTAGGGAAATAGTCTTAGGAAGTGCCCATCACTACAATTGGGTTTCATTAGGGGCCGCTATCAATCACCCAGAAGCCGGTCAAAGACTTGATTTGTCTCAAGCCACTAATCAAGAAACTGGTAATACTGATTCAAAAGTTATATTATACCCAAACAATGGTTATGGTAGTGCTGAAATTATTAGATCATTAATCAAAACCGAAAAACCCGACGCAGTATTCTTCTTTACTGACCCAAGATATTGGGATTGGTTATTTGCAATGGAAAATGAAGTAAGAAAGAAAATACCAATGATCTATTTAAACATTTGGGATGATCTACCAGCACCATTATATAATAAACATTTTTATGAGTCATGTGATACTTTATTAGCTATTTCAAAACAAACTAAAAATATTAATGAGTTAGTATTAGGAGACTTAGCTAAAGATAAGATTATTACTTATGTACCTCATGGTATTAATGAAAAACAATTCTACCCAATAGAAGATAAATCGTTACTAGAAGCCACTAAGAAAAAATTATTTGGGGGCAAAGAATTTGATTTTACAGTATTCTTCAATTCTAGAAACATTAGACGTAAATCAGTTAGTGATTTAATGGCTGCTTATAAATTATTTGTAGATGGGCTACCTAAAGAAAAAGCTGATAAAATTGCTCTAGTACTTCACACTCAACCAGTGGATGAAAATGGTACAGATTTATATGCAGTAAGAGAATTATTATTTGGTAAAACAACAAATGTGTTCTTTTCAGATCAAAGAATTGATACAGCTGAATTAAACAACTTATATAATGTTGCAGATGTAACAGTTTTACCTTCTTCAAATGAAGGGTGGGGATTAGCGTTAACTGAAGCTATGATGGCAGGAACTATGATTATTGCTAATGTAACTGGTGGTATGCAAGACCAGATGCGTTTTGAAGACGAAGATGGTAAATGGATTGAATTTACTAAAGACTTCCCATCAAACCACTTTGGAACTTATAAAAAACATGGAGAATGGGCAGTACCAGTATTCCCTTCAAATATGTCATTAGTTGGTTCACCTACTACACCTTACATTTGGGATGATAGATTGGATTTTAGAGATTTAGCTAAAGCCATCCAACAAGTCTATGAATTAACACCTAAAGATAGAAATACTAAAGGGTTAAAAGGTAGAGAATGGGTAACATCTGATGAATCAGGTATGTCAGCTAGAATGATGTGTAATAATGTTATCAGAGAT